TATGTCTATGGTAATCTGAATATGATCAAACCTTCTGATTATGTCATTCCGATGAACAAGGTTATCGATAGCATTAAAATTACGGTTCGTCGGGGTTACGATTTTATCGACTCGGAAGCTGATGCGACTCAAATTTACAACGAATTTCGTGTGAACAATCAAAAATATATCAACCTGATGGTTCAAGAATTTGAAATGCGTCGTAAGGCATCTGAGTTTGCTCGTGCGACTGTCGCCAAGACTGGTCGTCTCGACACTGATCGTCTGTGGGCATATAAGATTAGTGAAGACCTGTTCGCTCGTAATACCATTTTACCGAACGGTAAGAACCATGGTATGCTTCTGTTCCTCGACATGTCTGGTTCGATGGACATGAACATGAAGGGTACGATTGAACAGTTGGTTACGCTGGCAATGTTTGCTCGCAAGGTCCGCATCCCCTTTGAAGTTTACGGTTTTATAAACAATCAGTTTGCTCGCACTGCTTTCCCAAAACATGATCGTGGTTTTGAAAATCCCACCACTGGTACTGGTCTCAACGATCTTCAGATTGCTGATTATAATTTCTTCCTCTATCAGTTCCTCGATAGTAGTTGCTCGAGCGCACAGTTTAACAACGCTGTCAAGAAGTTACTGCATCTTGGTAAGGCATATGATAATCGCCGTTCATATGGCAATCAACGGCACTATAAGTACCCTGACCACTTCGGTCTGGGTTCTACTCCTCTTGAAGAATCGATCATTGTTGCCCGTTCGATTGCTGAACAGTTTCGTTCTAAGCATCGTCTAGAAGTTCTGTCGACTGTGTTCCTAACCGATGGTGAAGGTGATAATAACTTCAATACTAATTCAAAAACGTATTACGGTAACAGCAATCTGACTGTTGAAGATTCTAAGACTCGTAAGTCGGTTACGATGAAGTATGATTACAATACACGTGGTCGTACTGCTTTCTCGACTGCGCTGCTCGAACTCTACGGTAAGGTTACTGGATCGCGAGTGATCAACTTCTTCATCATGGGTTACAATCCACGAAATACTGCTCGTAATATGTTCAATGATGAATTTAATTTTGATAAGAAGTGGAGGACAGAATGGAACAAGGATCGTGTTTTCACTCTCGAAAATCACGGTGGTTTCCACAATCGCTTCCTCGTTCCTGGTGGTAAAGATCTTCAGATCGGTACCGATACGTTGACGGTTGATAGTGAGAATACGAAGCAAATTTTCCAGGCATTCAAGAAAATGCAGAACGGAAAACAAGCGAGTCGTGTTCTGCTAACCAAGATGATTCGAGCAGTCGCCTAATGTTTGGAGGAAAGTCTATGTTGGAATGGTTAAAGTCTAGAGTGCAATGGTTAGAAGGAAAATCTGTGCTGGAATTAATTGGTTTGTTGGTGGTTTTAGTCATCACATTTTATGTCTTTGGTGTCGTGTTTTTGCTCGCACTCTCGCTGTGGCCACTGTGGTTGATTCTTTTTATTATTTACGTATATCGTAAAAATAGGGCTTGACTTTATCTACGTTTTAGGGTATAGTGTATATAATGATTGAAAAGGAAAATATTATTATGGTTGACTTCCCCTCTGAACTTGAAACTCTCGTCCTCGTTGACTGGTCGCGTGATGAAAATGGTGTCCTTCGTGCTGTTTACCCTAACGGTGCTGGGTTTATCCTCCTTCGTGGTGAAACTGTTGAATATTATGACTTCTGTAATGACGGTTCTCATGAACTGGTTGAGTCGCGTGAGTTGATTATTTCTAAATAATAGGCTTGACTTCTGTACCGTTCTAAGGTATATTATATTATAAATTGATGATGTGAAGGTGAAAAAAATGATGAATCGTGATGCTTTGGTTGAGTTCCTTTCCGCCAATAACACCAACCGTGGTGTTTTCCGTAAACGCGACGTTGTCGCTGCCGCCGAAAATCTCGGCATGAAATATCCTGGGTGGATTTTCACCAAGGAACGTATGATTAAGCGTGGTACGTACGACCTCTCGCCTCTGATGGCGGGTAACGTTGTCCCGATGCCCGTTCGCGAAGCAGCGAAGATTGTCATCGCTCCCAAGTTAGAAGTTCTCATTGAGAATCTTGTTCCTTCGATTGACAAGACCTATGTTCCGTTCGGTTTCTATAAGGATCTGATTAAGATTCTGAACGCTGGTGTGTTCTACCCGACGTTCGTCTCTGGTCTATCGGGTAACGGCAAGACCACCATGATTGAACAGGCATGCGCCAAGTTGAAGCGTGAATGCATTCGTGTTAACATCTCTATCGAAACTGACGAAGACGATCTGATCGGTGGTAACACTCTGGTCGACGGTAACGTAGTTTATCGCGAAGGTCCAGTTCTGACCGCCATGAAGCGTGGCGCTGTCCTTATCCTTGACGAAATCGACCGTGGTTCGAATAAGATGATGTGTCTTCAAGCAATCCTTGAGGGTAAACCATACTTCAACAAGAAAACTGGTGAGACAGTTTACCCCAAGGCAGGGTTCAACGTCATCGCCACTGCTAACACCAAGGGTCGTGGTTCTGACGACGGTAAGTTTATGTCTGCCCAAATCCTTGACGATGCGTTCCTTGAGCGTTTCGCCATCACTGTTGAGCAGGAATATCCTTCCGCCAAGATCGAAAAAAAGATCGTGATGAACAAGATGGAAAAAGCAGGAAAGGTTGACGAAGAATTCGCTGACAAACTAACCACGTGGGCGGAAATTATCCGCAAGACTTTCTATGATGGTGGTGTTGACGAACTGGTTTCCACTCGTCGTCTTGAGCACATCGTCAATGCCTACGCAATGTTCGGCGACCGTTCTAAAGCAATCCAGTTGTGCGTTAACCGTTTCGACGCCGATACTAAGGCAGCATTCCTCGACCTCTATAGCAAGGTTGACGTGAATGCTGACCCTGTCGCTGAAAAGACTGACAACAATGATTCCTACTTTGACCAAACTGAAGAAATGCCATTTTAAGGAGAAACTATGACAATTGAATATAGATATGATGAGGGTTATCTCCTGCGGGAGATCGCCGACTATGTAGATTCCACATATGATGGACACTACTCCCAGAATCAATATCAGGCAACTGAGTTTATCATCGACGGTGGTCATGGTATCGGGTTTACTGTCGGAAATATTCTGAAGTATGCCCAACGTTACGGTCATAAGGGAACTCCTGAAGACTGGCGCAATGATCTGATGAAGGTTATTCATTACGCGATCATTGCCCTGTATGTGCATGACAAGGAATATATCAGTGAACTTGATGATTTAGACGATGAAGATTTCGACGATCATCTGCCTCCTTGGCGAGTATCTCTTGACGATGCAGTTCCTATTAGCGATGTTGATAATTCTAACTTCATTAAATCTGAGGGGTTGACTCTTAAGACAACTCTGGGAACAGGCGAATGGAACTATGCTAATATGGCAGGAAATCCCTTGACTTTTAATGCCAATTCTAGTATAACTAATGGTGGTGCTATTACACTGCCACCTCTCAAAACAACTTTGAATATTAAGGACTAATATATTATGAAGATCTCTAACGAAACTCTCGCTGTTCTAAAGAACTTTGCCTCGATTAATACGAACATTGTCGTTCGCGAAGGTTCTGTTCTTGCGACCGTGAGTGAAGGTAAGAACATTTTGACTCTTGCCACTGTATCTGAATCATTCCCTCGCGAATTCGCAGTGTATGATCTGCCCAATCTTCTCGCTCTTCTCAGCATCTGGGATGAACAAGATATCGATTTTGAAGAGTCGAGCATGTTCCTTCGCAAGGACAAGTCAGAATTCGAGTATGGTTACGCTGATCCCTCGGTTGTTACCGCTGCTCCGTATAAGACTCTCGAGATTGATCCGTTCTTCACCTTCAAGATGACTTCTGCTGAGATCGGTATGGTTCAAAAGGCAGCATCTATTCTTTCTGCCCCAACAATGAGCGTTGTCTCTAAGGGTGGTAAGGTAACGCTGACTGTTAGTGACCCTGCTAATCCTCGTGCGAATGCATTCCGTCGCGAACTCGACAATAATGCAGATGGTGACTTTGATTGCCGACTGAAGGTCGAGAATCTGAAGGTTATTGCTGACGACTATGAGGTAACTCTCGGAAAGAAGAAGGCGATGCACTTCAACAACCTGACCAAGAAGTTGGAATACTGGTTGGCAATGGAACCCTCGTCGGTCGTATAAGGAAATAGATATGGTTGATAATTTACCAACAGTTGTCCCAAGTGTTGTCTTCAAAACTCGCGTTCGGGATGATTCAATTGAGGGTGATAATCCTTATCGCTGGGAAGATGTGACATCGTTCGATCTGTTTGGCAGTCGACGTGTTATTTTGTTCTCACTTCCAGGTGCATTCACTCCTACGTGTTCGACGATGCAGCTTCCTACGTTTGATGAACTGGCGATGCGCTTCTTCTCGCACGGTATCGACGAAATCTACTGCATGTCAGTGAATGATTCGTTCGTAATGAACCAGTGGGCAGAGTCGCAGAATCTGGAATACGTTAAGGTTATCCCCGACGGTTCGGGTTTCTTTACCACAAAGATGCAGATGCTCGTTCAGAAGGATAATGTTGGGTTTGGTATGCGCTCTTGGCGATATGCTGTTATCGTGAATAACGGCACGATCGAGAAGTGGTTTATCGAACCTGGAATGGAAGATAACTGCGAAACTGATCCGTATGGGGAAACTGATCCCTATACTATCTTGCATTGGGTGCAAGCGAATTCTTGATTCGACTGGTATCGCGGACCGCGATACCCTCCTTTTTTATTATGGAAAATATTATGGAAAATAATCGTGACCAGTTTCTCTGGGTTGAGCGTTACCGTCCTCGTAAACTTGATGACTGTATTCTACCCGATGACCAACTAAATACCTTCCGCCAGTTTGTTGAGTCTGGCGAAATCCCTAACATGCTTCTGTGTGGTTCTGCGGGTGTTGGTAAAACTACCATTGCTCGTGCAATTTGTGAAGAACTCGGATGTGACTACATTATTATCAATGGTTCAGAAGAATCAGGAATTGATGTTCTTCGCACTAAGATTCGAGAGTTTGCATCCTCTGTTTCATTCAGCGGTAAGACTAAGGTTGTTATCCTAGACGAAGCGGACTATCTAAATCCTAACTCTACTCAACCTGCGCTTCGTGCGTTTATTGAAGAGTTTGCTAACAACTGTCGGTTTATCTTCACTTGTAATTTCAAGAACCGAATCATCGCTCCTCTTCACAGTCGAACTACGGTCATTGAGTTTAAGTTGACCAAGGCAGATCGACCAAAGATGGCAGGTCGTTTTATGAAACGACTTAGCGATATCTTGACTACGGAGAATGTAAAGTTTGATGAGAAGGTTGTTGCAGAAGTTCTTAAGAAGCACTTCCCTGACTACCGACGTGTTCTAAACGAACTTCAACGGTATAGTATTTCGGGTACGATTGATGAGGGTATTCTTAGCAACATTCTAGAAATCAACATGAAGGAACTTACCGATGCTCTGAAGTCTAAGGACTTCCGTAAGGTTCGTTCTTGGGTTGTCGAAAACCTTGACAATGATCCACAACTTATCTTCCGGAAGATTTATGACACTGTTCTAGAAGATGTGAAGTATCCTGCTCAACTTGTTCTGTTGATCGCTGACTATCAATATAAGGCAGCGTTTGCTGCAAACCAGGAGATTAATCTGGTGGCATGTCTCGTTGAGATTATGGCAGCAGTGGAGTGGAAATAATGTCTGGTATTCTAGAGGGTCTTGGTGATCCGAAGGTAGAATACGATCCCAAAGACTATATCGAAAAGAAGAAGG